GTTTTCTTTAACATGATTTATTACCGCAATAACTTCATCATATAAATAAGGCACTCGTACTGGCAAAACATCTTTTACTATAGGGTTACCATCCTCATCTTTTTTTGCAATAGGATATCCCCATTTATCAACGCCTTCTGTTTCAAAAGTAATATGATGAATAACTATATTTCCAGGAAGCATTTTAGGATTGTGCTTTAATATAATATACATATAAATACTCAATTGTAAAGCATAGTGATTAAAATGACAATCATCCAAATTAGAAACTGGATGGAGCATCTTCTCTGAGATACCCTCCCAGTTCTTGAATGACTCCATCTTAATTTCTTTATTTGTTTTGTAATCAATAATATTAACTCTTCCGTTTACTACTTCAACTAAATCTGATTGACCGCAAATACCCGCAGATTTTAAATAAACCATGTGCTCTGGATAAACCCCTGGTTCAAGTTTTTGAGAAGGAGCATGCTTAATACCTTCTTTCAATGGTAAAGGTTTAAATACAGGTACAGTTGCACCTTCTCTTTCTATTGAAGCTAATGAACATATATCATCCTCTCTTTGGTTATGATACCAAGTTCCTAGATCTGTAGCTCTCTTAGCTTCATTAACCCATATTTCCTGAATTAGTTTAGGATCTATACCATACCATTTAGATTTAGCATTTTTACTTACCTTTTCTGAAGTTTTTTTAGCATCAAATGGTTTCTTTAAAGAGGATACCACAGTAGTTACACTATACCAAACAATATCTTGTTCAGCATCTAAACTATTGTAACTGTGATCAATTGCATTAAATATTATACTCATAAGTTATTTATTTTATCTTCTTCCTCTTCTGACATTACAGCACTCCATTTACCTAAAGGACATTCTGTAGATAAGGATCTAGTTTTAAACGCAAGTGAACATCCACACTCATCACAGCAAGGAGCTGTTTTTGGAACTGCACATTTGGTACCTTTACTAGGACATACCTCACATACATTCATTCTTACTCTGGATATAGATTCTACATATTCATCTCTTATTACAGCATTTGTAATACCCTCTAAGATTTGATTTCTATTATTCCATATCTTTTTGAGACTGTTTTTCATACTTGTCTTTTTTAAATTCTTGTTTTTTAAATTCTTTTTCAATCAACTTCAAGTTAAGCTTTTCTAAAGCTTCTACTTTTTCCTCAAGCATTTTTTTATTGTAATATGCTTTGAATGTAGAAGTATCATGGGAACTTAATGCTTTTGTATATCGATCAATAGATTTTCTTACTAAACCAGGCTTAGCAACAAATTGACCTAACCCTTCTACATTAATCCGAGGATGTGACAAATTTGTAATTTCAGTTCTTAAGCTTTTATAAAATGACTGTATTAAATCTTCTACCAACTCAGCAGGGATATCAAATTCTTCTGCTAATTCTTTGTAAAGCTCATTAGATTTTTTAGGAATCACTTAGCAAAAAATTTGTAATCTAAAAGTATACTACCCTCGGATTGAATTTTTAAATCAGGATTTATCATAATTACTTTTTTATTTTTGGAATCCTTAATTATTAAAGATTGCTTCTCACATTTATTAATACAATTTCTTACTGTTTGTTCAGACTTAAAAATCATATGTTCATCCGAAGCTTCAAAACAAAAACTAGATAATTCAATAGGTCCTATTATAGTAAGCAAGGTCAAGCACTCAAAATCTGAATCACTTAATGCTATATTATTAATATAACAATGAGTCAGAATTTGATATTTAATAATCCCATTCTTAGACATGATTACTTTTTTCTGTACTTGATTTACCGCTGACATATTATTGTTTTTTTAGCTTTCTTGCATTGTTTGGTTTAACATCTTCTCCGTCTTCTTCTTCCTCTTCCATTTCAGAATTTTCCTTTTGTTGCTGCATCATCATAGCAAATTGAATTTGAAGACCGGTTCTTTTAAATCTTACTTCATCAAGCTTAAACAACATTTCTTCATACTCAAATTGAGCCTTAAGATAAGGCATTGATTCTTGATAGAACTCTAGCATTTCTTTTTTTCTTTCCAATAATTCTTCTTCTGTAATTGGATTTTCTTTTTGATTTTCCATTTTTATATATTTAAAGTTTATGCAAATATATAATAAAAGTTTAAACTGAAAATATTTAAATTAAAAAAGGCTCCCTTTTGGAAGCCTTGCACATAGTTAGTTTAAGAATCTACTTTTACTATCTATTCTTAATTGTAAAATTTAGTATACTGAGTGAATAAAAATTTCTAGACACGTCTATATCTATACTTACTATATCAATGTAAGAAAGTCTAACTCTTATCATGAGTTTATCCCATTGTTTTCTGGAAGTTTTCCAATTATTTCTAAATTTCATACAATGTCGTTTGATTCAATTAATGTATATGTAAAGTTGTTTCCATGTACAGCTTTTGCTCTACGGCAGATTGCCATAAACTCTTCAAAGTCTGCAGATTTTTTAAATACCTGACATCCTTCAGACCAGTTCTCTACAAATGTTGAATCTGCTCCAGCTTTGTGAATGTTAATTCCAAACAATCCTTCTTGTATTGACTTCTCATCATATACCATATCTTTGTTTGGATCACGGAAAACTTTAACTGGTTTGTTTTGTCCTAGTGCTTCATACTTACCTGCATGAAGTCTCATGATGTGAGAGTTGATATACTGACCCTCAACTAATCTAGCTACACCTGCTTTATTTCCGTACTGCATAACACCTTTCGTTCCTGGATCTGTGGTTGCTGGCCAACTATGAAAATGCTCTACACCATCAACTGTATAAGTTAAAGTCAAATAATCATCAAATAAGTTAGTTACTTTTTGACCTGTAGAAGAGTTACGTACTCCTATAATATTAAGCATTAAGTCTTTACCTTCAAACCACTTGTAACCTTTGGATGCTACTGCAGTTTTTACTTGAGCTGCAGTATATTTAGTAGCAACTGCTGGTTTAGAAACTACAGGTTTACTATCTACAGTAATACCCATCTTAGCTAATGTAGCAGGTCCTACAACTCCATCTGGAGTAAGACCATGTTTTTTTTGAAACTCAATAACAGCAGCTTCTGTTTTTGGTCCAAAGTTTCCTATTTGTTCTACACCTAATACTGCCTGAATTTTCTTAACAGTATCATTGTTGTCTCCTTTTTTAAGTACCATAACTATTCTATTTATTTTTTAAAGTATAAGTTTGCTTCTGCCTCTCTTCTTCTCACAAGACCTTTTAATGTTTTACCTCCAGCTTTAACCCATTTCATAAATTCTAATCTGATTGATTCGTCTTCTGGATTAGCATTAACCTTTTTCAATAGGGTTGATGACTTTAGATTCCCCGGGCCTAAATTATAAGCAAATGATACTAGAGCATCGAACTGATTCTGATTGATATCATCACGGCAATATGAATCTACATATTGCTCAAAACTGACAAGCATACTTTGTAATAGTTCCGTACCGCGTGCTTCAGTGATTGTAGCATCTGCCATTGTTACTTTTTTACCGCCTGGGTAAAATGTTGCTCCATACCCAATGGTTGGAATACCTGCAGGACATTTGTAAGGAGTTCCTCTAAATCCTTCAAAAGCTTTAATCATATCAATTCCAGCCGTGCCTGTTTTTGTAATTTTCATATCCTTTTATTTTTTTTCTTTACTGCCTTCTTGCGTAGCATACTTGATACCCATGATTGTGCCGACTATTGAAAAGGCATTTGTTAATAATACACTAAACATATTACTCCATGTTGATCCAATGATTTGAGTATCTTGATTTGTTATAATTGCAGCCCAGTATAGTACAGTTGTTATAACCCCTACTCCAACTATAACAGCCAACGCAACTTTGACAATGATTTTAATCAGCTCACTTTGGCTTTTTTTCATCATTACATCTAAGTCATTCAGAGCTGCATCTTTTTCTATCTCAATTGCATTCTTAAGCTTTTGTGAGTTATCAAGTTCTACCTGTAAATTTGTTGTTAAGTCGTCTATTTTCTTCTTATTGTTTACAGCCTCAGTGACATCAGTTGCAATTTTAACTACATCGGTGATGTTTCCTTTACTGTCCATTACAGGATTATAAGATGCTTGCAAGTAAACAGTAGATCCATCTACTTTTCTTCTTTCAAATATTCCATCAAAGAACTTACCCTTTTTCAGACTTTCCCAAAACTTAGCATATTCATCAGATTTAGAATACTCGTAGCTAACAAAAACACTGTGGTGTTTACCAATGACTTTACTTTTTTCATTGGTTTTATAACCCATAGTTTCTAAGAATATAGAATTAACTTCTGTTATAAAACCCTCAATATTAAAACTAATAAGAGCTGTACTTCTGTTAATGGCATCTATTTGTTTCTTACTATTGACAATTGCACTAATGTCAGTAGCAATCTTCATTACTTTGGTGATCTTACCATCCTCATTTAAAATAGGATTATAAGTTGCTTGAAGATTAATAAGACTTCCATCCTTTCTTCTTCTCTCAAATTCTCCAGTAT